CCCGGACAAAGCAATCTGCGCCGCGTCAATGGTGTTCTTACCCTCTTTTTTCCAAGCTTCCTGGAATGGTTGCCAGAGCTTTTTAAGGAGCTTTGCAAGTTTCTCGGCTGATTTGCTAATTTTATCCAGAGCGGTTTCACCCTCTGCTACTTTTCCGTAATCTACGTTGCTGACTGCACTCGGAAGAGATGTTCCGCCGCCGCCACTGCCACTACCGGATGTCGACGGAGTTTTACTTGCTGTTGATGATGTATCCTGTGTAGAATACCGATTAATTTCATCGAGCGGACTAAGATATCCTTTCGCCGCTTTTGCCGCATCTTTTGTTGCATCAGCTACATCTTCCGTAGAATCCGCAAGCTTGCCGGCGTTGTCTGCTGCCTGCCCGTAAGCATCTGCCGTATCCTGCACGCCACTTGCATCGCCTGTAAGGCCTGCTCCACTTCCACTTGTCTGACCGGAAGATTTCTTGCCAGTGATAAGCTCCGTAAAACTTTTGAAAGCATTTGCCAGAGTCGCCAGTTTACCTAGCAGAACGTTAATTACTTTCAGAACAGGCGTAAAAATATTAATCAATCCCTGTCCAACTGTTGCCTTGAGAGACTGCAACTGCAACTGCATCACTCGCACCTGGTTCGCCCAGCTGTCAGAAGTACGAATAAAGTCACCAGATGCGGCTGATAACTGCTTCTGCACAAAAGCCAATCGGAGAGCTACTTTCTCCTGTTCAGTCATAGCAGATGTGGTTTTGCCGTAGCCGTTGGCAAGTGCATACTGGTCAAGTGCTGACTGGGTCATTACCACGCCGAGATCCTTGAGCGTTTCTGTTTCACCCGTAAACACTGATTTCAGCTTGATATAAGCCAAGTCCTGACTAATGTTATAGAATGATGCTACATCACCAGTCAGCTGCGTTAGAGCCGTTGACATATCATAAGCCTGCGCTTCGGAGAATCCGAACGACTTGGACATTGCGCCGAACGTGCCGACATACCTTTTTGCCATAGTTTCAGATAGGCCAGCAGAAGTCATGGCATTCTTTGCAAATTCATTGACTTTATCCGACATGGTGGTAAATGTAACATCGACCACGTTCTGTACTTCTGTCAGATCAGAGCCAAGCTCCACGCACTCTTTTCCGAACTGCACTAACTTGCCAACTGCAAACGCCCCACCAATCAGCAGACCGATTTTTTTTACAGCACTCCCAAGGCCGTTAAATGACTGTTTGATTGCTGACACGCCGTTCTGTACACCAGACGTGTCCATTCTGGTATCAATAATGACTGAGCCATCAGCAGCCATGTGTCCACCTCCTAACTATTTGAGGTTCAACATCTCATTCAGCGCATCTTTGTACGCTTGCTCCTCGTCGCTGAGACGTGTTTTTATATCAATAATGTTCTTATTTTCCTGATAGAATTTCTTTTCCCATTTATCCAGGCGTTCTCCGTGAACTTTCTTTGAGCGGATTTCAACAACTGTATTGAATAGGCATTCACCAGATTCCATGAAGTAGCCGAAAAACGTCCACCAGTGCATATAAGGTACTGCTCTGATTTCTTTACCGGCAACCTTATTTACAGCCGGCACAATTATGTCTCCGTCCTGTTCCCAGTCCATTAATCGGGGCTTGGGGCGGTTTGGATTATCGTCCGACTGTCCACAGTCGATGAATTCCGATGCTTTCTGACAAGCTTCGTCCAGGCACTCAGCCGGTATGCTTTGCCAGTCCTCAAACAGAATCTGCAACATAACAACTGCTTTCGCCTGCTCGTCCAGTTCTGGGTCATTCATGGCTATGAGAATATCAATGATCGCTCGAAAATCGGTTCTAATAGAAAAATCCACCCCACTTATATTGAGTGAGGTGGGAAGCTCATAGGAGGTCATTTTGTATACTTCTCCGTATACTTATTGACTGCTGCCTGCATTTTCTTTTTTCTCTTTTCGATTTCCGGTGCGATTGCTCCTGCGATCTTATCCAGAACAATGTAAGCGAACACCTGGCCATTACCAAAAACAGTGGTTGCTGTGATCGGTTCCTTGAACAGGTCTTTTGACGCTTCATATCCGAGCAGGTAGTTGATTTTATCCTCAATCTGTTTGTTCAGCTCTGCCATTTTTTTGCCGGAATCGACCTTCTGAATAGAATCTTTAAGCTGCTCAAAGTATTCTGTCAGCTCTTCTGCACGTGCTGCTACATTGATATCGGTCGGGTTCAGCTTAAAAGAAGAAAAGACTTCGTCTTCATTATTTGTGAATGTAAAAATGAGAATTCCATCATCAATTTTGGTGTTAATTACTTTTGCCATTTAGTGCGCCCTCCTTGTATATGTGTTTATTCACTGTCGGCCGTGAATGTACCGGAGCTGATATCAAATTTTCCTTTTACACGTTCGCCAACATAGTTGACAGTAAACGGAATCTGATAACCGGATGTATCGCCGCCGTAGCTTGTCGGCACAACGTAGCAGTCCTGCTGATATGCTTCATACTTGCCTGCTGTGGCTTCTGTCCAGAGATGAACCTCAACTGCTTTTGTTTTGAGGTTGTCGTCTTTGAGGCGTCCATCTACAATCTTCTGTAATGCTGTAAACAAATCAGAAGTAGTGTCTGCATAGAACGGATCAGCGTCAGAAGAAACTTCATAGCCATTGTGTTTGAATGTGGATTCTCCAAAAATGTTTTTAGATGTTTCGGTATCCGGGTTGAGTTCAACGTTGTACTCTTCCAGATCTTTTCCAAGACGCTCATATTTCGGTGTCAGTCCCCCACAGAGAGAGCCTGCATCGATATAATGAGCCATATATTTACGGTCAATCTTGCCTGTAACTGCCATAGAAATGTCCTTTCCGCCTATAACTTTTAAAAGGCTGTGTAAGTTAGCAGCTATCTCTGATTGATAGCCGGTTGTTGCTTGCTATATTACTTCATAAGTATTTTCATAGCGTACCGATAATGGTAATAACCAGTCCTGTACGCCACTCTCCTGCGGTTCTAAACCATAGGAGTTGTCACGGGTGATACGTTTTATCACTCGCCCCTGTGAAAGCTCTGGAAACGCATTTAAACGTGTCTCAGAGCCGTTTATGATAACTGGTTCTCGGCATATCCATTTACCGAGATTGTCCAGGAACTTCTGAACAGATAGCTTCTGCCGTTCTTTGTCGGATGCTGTGCGGTATACCACATAGAATGGATACTGGCACACCTGATGCATTACGCCGCAAACATCTTCTTTCTCTGAATAGACCAACGCTCCATTGTCTGCCGAGAATGCAATTCCTGATTCCTTGCCAAGTTCCTCAAATTTGATTGTTTCATTTTCATACAGTCCCGGATACTGGTTCAGAAGTGCTTTCATGGCATCTGTCAGAATTTCATATCCAGTTGCATCTTTTCCGATAGGCTTATCCGCCATGTCTGCCACCTCCTGCCTGTGCTTTTACTTTGCGAATCCATGTACTGCCGTATTGCCGTTTAGCGGCATCGAACCATTCAGCTTGTGCCTGAGTATGCGGTGATTTTGTATATTGAAGATTCTCTTTTGCATTCGTTTTACCGGAATACTGGCTCACAAGAACCTTTTCCGCATCGTGTCTTGCCCATGTGCTACCTGTCGCAGGGTCGACCATGGTTTTTCCAAAATAAAGAAAACGTCCATAAGGAGCAGCCGCAGCACATACAAATCCAGTCCCTTGCATCGATGTACTTTTGACTCTTGTTCGGTCAATAAAATCTCCCGAAATCATTGGCATAAACTCTATCATGCTGTCCATAACCATCCCATCAAGGAGATACTGAGCTTCTTGATACTGTTTGGAGAACCTGTCCATATTCAGCTTGATTTTCATATCTCCGTCAACTACGGAGAATCCTTTAAAATGATGAATTTTGCTCATATTACTTACCCAAAATCTCAAAATGTGGAATCAGTGTATATGGTCCGCCTGCACTGGTAATCTTGAATACATTGTCCTTATTCTCGTTCATGTACTGATAGAATCCATTTCGGTAATCACCGTCAGTTACTGTTCCGCCAGTCCACTCACCTTCCCAGAAGAATGATTCGTCCGAGAACGTGATAGTATCCTCTAGAGCGTTGTTGATCTGCTGTTTCCACTCTTTAGGCGGCACCCATGGAAGAATCTTGCCATCCTTGTCAGTAATGGTTATATCGCCGTTCTGAACAGTGTATCGAACGTGTAACTGTGCGTTGTCTGTTGCGTCTGGCCCGTACTTCTTTAGGATTGCTCCCTTGTCCGTAATGAGGTCAACACCAGATAAAACATGAGGATACCAGTACGCATCTCCTGTCGTGGCTGATTCGTAATAATTAAAAATCGTCACCGTTTTTTCGTACATGATACCCTCCTATCCTTCACATATTGCTTTTGAAAATCTGTCGTGGAATGCCTTGATTCTAACAATATTACCTTTGCATTCTTCCGGCACTTTCCCGTAAAAGACAATGCTTTCTGGGTGTAATCGTTCAATCATAGCATTATAGCCGGAAAGAAATAGTTCTTTCTTTTTCTTGCTATTCATGCAGCCAACTGAAGATACCGCCACTGTTCCACCCTCTGGTTCTCCATCAAAACACCAATCGTAAGAATCAAGTGTACTCCATGATATTGTTGGAATAACACGGCAACCATATTCTTGGAGATATGCGCCTATCCAGTGTTTGCGGTAATGGTTGTATATCTGGATAGCTTTCGGGAAATCGGTGTAGGTGCTGAAATCTGGCGTCAAAATGTACCGGAATCTGCTCAGCTTGCCCACGTACTTGTCTGGATTTCTCCATAGTGCATCGAATTGGTAATCATCTAAGAAAAAATGAACAGCTTTCTCTTCTGGATTACTACATTTTCCTCTGGCGTAATTGAATCCGACAAATTCACAGTTGCCCTCAAATAATTCCGGTTCTATCTGCGGTATACCGTATTCGCCGACACCAGGGAAGATGCGGCGGTTCAGATTTTCGTAAGCTATGCTTGTCTCTTTTTTTGCCATAGGCTATTTTCTTCGACGTCTGCGGCGGTTTACGCGGTTGACTTTTGCATCTGCTCTCGAACCACTGGACAGCGTCCTGTTCGATGCTGTTTCTCTGTCTAAGAATGTATTTGTCGCCTTACGATCAGCCTTATACGCTTTTTGATCTTTTCTCATCTCAGACGCGGAGATATTTTTCACAGTAGCGCCGTTGGATGCTGCTCTTTTTTTGAATTCACTCGCAGACATATTCAGCGGAGTAGGCTGTGGCGCACCACCTATTCCAATCTGATAGTAGTGCCGCCCGTTCTTGTTTGAGAAATAATACCTCGTTGTTTCGCCATTTCTGATTACATCAAGTCCGCTGGTTCCGCTGGAACTTAGTCCACTACTTCCACCACGTCCACCCATAAGATCACTCTTTCTGCACTGTCTGCTTAATAACCTGATTCACACCAGTGGCCGACAGCCCGTTAAACATACCGACTGCAACTGCTGTGATATAATCTGTTGCCGGAAAATCTGGGATAACTCCCATCCCGACCGCTCCGAGAATTCCACCAATAACCGCCATGATTACCGGAATCCATTCATCAGAGATTCTTTTTGATGCTTTGCAGCCCATTCCTACGATGTAGCAAATCATAACGATTGCTATACACGAGCCTAATGTTGAAATATCCATAATTTTCACCTCACATCTGGAATACCAAACTGTTTGTATGTACCTGTAAATGAAAACTGTTTTCCGCATTTACAGCAAGTTTCCGTAATGGTGCAAGTCTTTTCTTTGTCATTACATTTTGATTCGGCAGGACTTTTGAATTTATGCCCGCCAGTTAAAAAGCACATTACTTTATTCATATTAATTACACTCCTGCATATAAAATTGGTATTCCATCATCCATCCTTACTCCCATCAGAAGCGGTAAAGCTGTCTTTAAGAGTAAATCGTTCGTTTTCTGCACATCTCCGGCGGCGGCATATACCGCACTCCATTCCTTTGCACTTGCCCCGATCTGCTGTGGTGTGGCGTAAGAGATGGATTCACTGCCAGAAGATACAGATGTTACAATGCCTGTTGTGCTACCACCGGACCCGATTGCGGTTGACATACCGCTCACAGCGGCATTGGTAGCATTCTTTTCGGCAAGTTCAATCTGATACATTAATTCAGCCAATGAGCAGACCGCCTTTTTGATACGCTTTTGTGAGCGTTCATCTGTCGGCAGTCCGTCCACCAGTCTGTCGGATGTCATTAAATCCACAAAATCACTGGCTCTTTCTGCCAGTCGTGGAAAGTCGGTTTCTGGCACGACATTGCCGAATGATTCTGTATAGAATTTATAATCTGCATAAGCCATGCCAGTTACCTCCTACATTTATGATTTTGCTGTTACAGTCGCACTTCCGGCATTCAGTGCTTTGTATGTTCCGTCACACTCAACTACTGTGATCTTCTGTCCAGTTGCCGCCTTAATGTCAGCCTTTCCGTCCCAAGAAGTCCAATTTCTGAGGTTCTGTCCATATCCAACAGTTACTGCGTCTGCCGCAACTTTGTATTTATATACGTTGTTAGCATTTTCCTTAGCCGGATTTACAGTAATTTTTGTGTCGCCACTTGCTGTTCCTGCCGCAGATGTTACTGTCAGAGTGCCAAGTGTTGGTGTCTCATCAATGGTGATTACTGCGATTGCGTCAATGTACTCTGCAAAAAGAGTAAGTCCCATAACCGCAAACGCTTCGGATACTGCTGTGTGGTAGTTGCCCTGTGTATGGAATCCAATCAGGTTTGTCTCGCCAGATACGGTGTACACCAGACCAGCTCTTGCAAAGTCAGATTCGTTCGGGTCAACATAGTACAGAACGATGTTCTCGACAGGAGTAGCGATAACCTGTCCACGTGGGATCTCACTGTCAGATAACAGGAAGATGGTATTGAATCCCATGAAATCCTTCATGTATTGGAATCCGAACTGGTTCTGAATAGAAATCTCAGCTGCTCCGAGGTATTCATATACGTCCAGAATGTTCACAAATCCAACAACACCAGTCACATTTCTGTGCATCTGTTTGAATTTGTTCTCAACACGGCCTTTAGCCATTGCCAGAGCCATCTGGAATGTTGTTTCTGTGGAAGTAAGTGTACCAGTTTTCAGATAATCATAGAATCTGCCGGTAACATTGGTCTGAAGCTGGAAAAGGAATTCATCGTCGGTCATCTGAACAGCGTTCTCATAACCATGATCCTTGATTGCTTCGATAGATACAGCCTTTGCGTATTTCTCAATGCTCATTTCTGCATAAGGCTTTTCTTTTACAACGAATTTGCTGTAAGGGATTTCCTCGCCCTCACCAACATTTCCGTCCTGTAATGTGCCTTCTGCGTATTTTGATTTAAGAACCGCTCCGGGTGTCTTTTTGATTGGACGCATGATACCAAGAATCTCGCGCAAGTGTTCCCAGTTTCTTTCGAATCTGGTGACGAAGTCAATCTCACGTGCTGTGACCTGAATATCATTTGTCATGATAAGATTTGTTTTTGCTGGCATAAAAAAATCCTTTCTACCCATAATTGTTAAGGTATTGGGTTAGCGGCTATACTCTGGCGTATAGTCGGTGTAAAAATCACTGGAATAACTGGATATTCTGAGCGATTGCGGACTGTCTTTCAGACGGGTCCTTGATCGCTTCGATATCTTTCTTGGTCATACTTCCCGGTGTCCGCTGCTGTCCAACATGAGTGGTAAATCTTGCCTGTTGCTGCTGAGCCTGCTGCTGAGATTCATCCACAAAAGCGGATGCGTCAGACTGTTTCATCTGCTCAATCAGATCATTCAGCCCAAGGATTTTGCCGTCTTTCAGCTTCAATCCTGCTTCCTTAATGTCCGCCATAACAGACTTCTTTGCAGCTTCACTGGAAAACTTAACATCATCGAGCGCCGCTTTGAGTGCGTCTGAGAAATCACGGTCGTAGATTTTTGCATTGAACTCTTTTTCTGCATCCTCCGCTTTTTTCTTCCATCCAGCAAGCTCTGTCTGAATGTTCGCCGGGTCGATACCGTCAAAACCTTTCAGAGTTTCCTCTGCTGTCTCAGCACGTACTTTCCAGCCATCACGTTCTCCCTCGACTTTTGACAGAGTTTTCGCTACTTCTTTCGCATTTTTGTAATGCTCAGAGAGTGCTTTCTTAACATCTGCCTGTTTATCCTCCGGGATTTCGATTCCATACGATTTAAGTGTGTCAATAAGTTTCTGCATATACATCCTCCTGGTCGTGTTTATTGACCTGCCGCCGCAGGTATTGGATTAAGCCAGTTAGACCACTGGCAAGGTAATGGGAAAGATAGGAATTGAACCTATAATGTTTACCACGAGGGAACGGTTTTACAGACCGCCGCAACACCGCCAATCGTTGCCGCTTTCCCATAACCCGGATCCCCGGGTTAGCAAGGTATTTATCGTGTTATGCCTGCCACGAGTTGTTTCGGGCGCCTGTCCGCCCATTTACCTTTTACAAGGAGGTGCGTACTGTCTATGCGAGCGAGCAAGTCATATAGACAGCAATGATACGTGTCGGAAATTGCATCCGCTTTTCAACCTCCAGATTCCGCCCGAATCTGTTTCTGCTAAGGACACGTACCCGTGAAAGGAGGAATCAATGAAAAAAATGTCTATGTCAAGTGGCGTCAACCACTTACGAATCTTCCCTATGAATATATTTTACCACAGAACTTTCAAAAAGTTGTGGTACATGTTTTAGCTAATTAGAGCATATCCCGGAGTTTTTCCACGTATCTTTTAACAAGATCACGTTCCTCCCGGCACTCCGCATCCTTGGACATATCGCTCATTTCTGTAGTAAGCTCGTCAAGGTGTTCTTCCAAAGCGGCAAGCATCTTCCTCTTGCAGTCCTCAGATTTGCCGGAACGATAGCTCTGTTTCTGTGTCATATAGTCGTCATAAGCATCTCGTCCGTCAGAGCGGCTGTAATGCCCTCTGACATAATGTTCGCCACGTCTAGCATAAGAACTGCCTCTGTCATAATCCGGCATCATTCTGCCATCATTTGAGCTGTACCTCCCCATGCTGTCGCGCTTTCTTCCACGTTCGCTGTAATCGTCATTGTATCCGCCACGCATCTCATCAAGGACAGCGTTGTAGTACTCCACCTTTTTGTCCCAGTACTGCGTGTTCTTGATATCTTTGTACATATCAATCAGCTTGTATGTCATTTCCAGATTTCCGGTGGTCAGTCCATTGTCAGCGATTTTGGAAAGCTCGTCTTCGATTCTTGCGCATAAATCCTTAATATCTCTCATAACTGCACCTCCTACGCTTCTCTGGTTACAACAATGTTTGCGTTTGCAACAGAAATTGCCTGATCGCTAGTGTTCTCTACCGCGATATTAACGCAGCATCCACGAGGTACATCAATATAGATGCCAGAGGACACATTGTTGTACTGGTCTACTGCTGCCGGTGTAGAGATCATCTGAGAAGATAATACAGGTTCGCCAGAGATTGCAATAGCCAGAGAAATAGCTCCGACAGTACCGCCTGTTGGAATTGCGATATTGCCAGAAAAATCCACAAAGAATCTCGCTTTGCACTGATTAGTCAGTCCTCTCAGCGTAATAATTCCACTTCCCTCTCTGTGCTGAATACAGTTAGAGCCTTTAACTGCTGTGTTTGAAAATACTACGTTTCCATTTGCTGCTACAGTCTGAGCAGCTACATTTGTAAATTCTGCCATAATTTTTACTCCTTTCATATCACAAAAGGACAGGTCTCAGCCTGCCCCTCTGTGTAATACGGCATAAGCCGACATTCGAATCAATCGAAAGATACTCTCGATATGAAGTTATCAGCAATTACATCCAGTGTTGCATCCGCATCCGTAGTATGTGTTCGGGTTAGGAACCTGATATGCCGGAATCGGTGCTGGATTGATTGCATTAATGAGCTGCTGTGTCTGAGAAGCCATTGCAGTTGTGAGTAATGCACTCTGGCGATCCTGAGAAGCAGCACGTCTGAGGTCATTGTTTTCAGCCTGAAGAGAAGAAATCTTTTCATTGCAAAGATAATCAAGAATTGCTCTTGTTCCTGCGTTCTGGCTGTCAATAATGTCTCTTGTGTTACTGTTCATTGTGTTCTGCAATGCACAGGTATTCTGTGCCATATTGTAGTTCATACTCTGGATAGCTTCCCTGGTTTCACAACAGCAGTTTGCAAGCTGCGCCTGCAATGCGTTTGTGTTCTGCATATTGGCTACAGTATCGGCATTAATAGCCTGCTGGATTCCAAAGCCGGTCTGCATGATGTTGGTGTTGATTCCATTGAATCCAGTAAGCATACCGTTATTCATGGCATAGAATCCATCACACAGGCCGCTATTGATTCCGTCAAGTTTGCTGATTACTGCGGAGTTATCGAATCCTCTCTGAATGTCCGCCTGAGTAGCTGCTGTGGCTGTATATCCACCACCGTTGCCATTGTTGCCCCAGCCATTGTTTCCCCATCCGCAGAATGCGAACAAGAAAAGCACGATAAGCCACCATGCACCATCTCCACCAAACATGCCATCATTTCTGTTGTTTCCAGTTAAAAGAGCAACATCTGATGCTGTTAAATTTCCATCCATAGTTATATCTCCTTTATTGTGTATTTACATCAATCTGGCCAGATTGTAATGTACTATTTCATATTTTTTAGCAGATTCTGAAACTGTCCTGCCATCTGCTGAACTTGGTTAAGTTGCTGTTGGGAAATCTTCCCAGACTGTAACATCTTCTGGACTTCTTCCTTCGGGTCTCCCTTAAAATTCTGTTTAAACTGCATAAACTGCTGTATCATCTGCATTGGCCCATTTCCCTGTGGCATCCCACCACCGAGGGCATTGAATAATGGATTACTCATCTGCGTTTCCTCCCTTGACTGCTGATTCCTGTGCGGTATTAGCCCTAACAGGTTCAGAAAAAGAATTTAATCGGTTTATGATAGCTTCGTATTTGCTTTTTAAGTCGTTATATTCCTGCCGCGTGACGTATTTATCATCTGATTCCCGAACAAGCTGTTTAGGTGGCATCTGAGTGCCTACCTCGTGATACTCAAACGTCCGTAGTGGTTGTGGCATACCGGAAACGTCCGTGGATTTTATGTAGAACTTTTCGCTTTCACTATCCATCAGCAAAACACTTGTCCCGGGCGCTACCAGATAGGATTTTGCGCCAACTTCGCCAGATACCCACAGGATGCCATTATTATTCTGTTGGGGTTGCTGTACTGGCTGAGCTGGCATCTGGACAGGCTGCTGCTGGAACTGATTCATCTGTCCTGGGACGCCAAAACTGTATTGATAAGGATTGTTATATAATGCCATCTTATGCACCACCTTTCTGATTATATTTTTGCATAGATGTATCAATCTAAAAAGTTCAAAAAAGTATCGAAAAAGTATTGTGCAATAACGCACATAGATTTATAATTGAGAAAAAAGGAGGGATTAACATGGCAACAGAAGCGCAGAAAAGAGCGGTAAGGAAGTATGAGAACAACAACTATAGACTGAATATTGTCTTTCCGAAAGGAACTAAAGAGAGGATTGAAAAGCTCGACCTCGGCAAGAGCAACAGTGCCTTTATCCGGGATGTTGTTCTGTCAGAACTCGACAGACTAGAAAAAAAATAAAAATAACGCACATATACGCTTGACATATAACGCACATAGACGTATAATAAAGACAGTTAAAGAAGACAAGCACACAGCCCCAGAAGGGGCGGATCAGGAGGGGTGAAATGAAAAATACAGAGGCTGGAAAAGCTACAAGAAGGGTACAACTTAAAAACATGCCGTTCGATCGTTTCGAGGACGGCGTTGGATTCATCCACGCAACCGGATATGATTGCCTTGTAGACGGTCAGTGGATGACCGAATACGAAGATAACATCTTTGAGGACGCTGCCGGATGTTCCTACGAGGTTGAACCGGAAGAGGAACCGGAGTGGACTGAAGAAGACGAGGCACAATGGGCCGAAACTTTCAAGCCGTATCCGGGATTTGAAGAATAGAACAAGGAGGGGAAAGAAATGAGAATCAACGGAATCGGAGTTGTTAGCAAGAAAGAAGCAATGTCCATCTTGACAAAAGAAGGACGGGAAGAAGTTAAAAACGGTGGAATTACCATAGAAGAGCTTGGAGAAATGTACAAGCTCGAGCAGGTCAAAAAAGCCTGCAAGATTGGAAAGTGTCGTGATACTTTTGCGGCCAACTACAGCCGTATCCCGGACAGCTTAAAAGAAAAGCTTACGCCGCAGGAACTGGCGGAGCTGGTAGAAACTTTTTATAAATGTTACGGGGACGGGAAAAATGCGAAAGAATAAAGAGCCGGAAACCAGCTCTTTACACTTAAAATTATTGTTTCAACCCTCGGCGACCGGGATTGTTGGCCGCTCCGCTTACGGAACATCCTCCGCAAGTGACAATAATATTATACCACAAAGAAAGGAAAAAGACATGAAAAAAACAATCAATCTTTTAAACGAAGTTGTAAAAATGGGCTTCAGTAGGGAAAATGCTCTCAGAGATATCGACGCAAGCCTTGACGAAGAGCTTGCAGAGAGAAAGCCACTGATGGAAGAGGAAATCCCCGATCAACTTTACGAAGACATTCTCTTCGGATTCAGATGCGAGGCCGAAGAGCCATGAAGGCGGTGTTAATAGAGGGCTATATGGAAAAGGGCGTTTTCGCAACGCCTTTTTCGCACGCCGGAAAAAGGGTATATACGTACCCACTGCCGCCTTTTTCTACAGTTGCCGGGATGGTTCATTTTTTGTGCCGGTGGAGCAGCTGGCACGACATGAATATATCAATAGCCGGAAACGGAACGATGAACGAACAGGAGTTTACAAAACGCTGGAAGGGTGGAGCTTATGCCGGATCAGAAACGGAAGAATTTAAAAAGCGTTTTCCCGTCCGAGTGAAAAACGGCCCGGGGGTTACAGGCTGGGTTAATACGCCGGTTTTAGTTGATTTTGTCGCAGATTTGAATTTGCGTTTGCACATTCAGCCAAAAAGTGAAAAGGAAGTTGACATAATTTATAAAATGCTGAAGTATCCGAGACGGTTTCCGAATCTGGGACGGCATGAAGATTTATTAAGAATTGATAAGGCCGAAGTTGTTGATATTTTACCGCCGAAAAAAATAACGTTAGATTTGCCAGCTTATGCACCGGTACTTCCGGGAATTTCTAGCACTGTTTACACACTTCACAAAAAATATACGGCGGACAGAGAGCGGCGAATTTTTGAAGATGTAAAAACAGTGTATCTTGATGCAGGGCAAGAGGTAACAACCGAAATTGATAGCTGCGGGAACCCGGTGTTTTTAATGTGATTATTGACAGCTGACAATGATTATATTATTATAACTATAACGTCATTTTTATGACGAATGTAAAATTGGATCATTAGTTATTAAGTTAGCAAAACATTAATAGTCACATTGTGGAACAGGCGTTTTTGCCTGAATGTAAAGTTAGAATGTTAACGATTAATAATAGCCCCATTGTGGAAAAGAAAAAAAGCCCTTGGATAATATCCGGGGCTTTTATCGTATCAGCATACTTTAATTATTTTATTATTTACTCTCCGGCTCAACCGTTTCGCCGTGGATATGCTCACATTCATCTGTTCAGCACAGTATTCAAGAGTGCGTTCCTGGCATCTCAGCCGGAACAGCTTTTCTTCATCCGGTGTAAAATTACACTCTATCAAGAACCTGTCTATATCTTTCTTTGTGAACACATATAATTTCATGAGCATACCCCTTATTAATGCAATTAACGTTGATTCTGTGCAAGATACTCCGTGAGCTTCTGTTTTGTTTTTTTTAACTCCTCGACATTGTTCCCACTGATTTGGCTATCCAGCATAGTCGATAACACTTCCAGAATTAATGAGTCACGTTCTGCAATTCTCTGAAGACTTTCATAATCTCGCTTGTCATGTTCTTCTAATGTCTTTACTCGTTTATTAAGTCGGAATGCAGGAGCAATCCATTTAAAAATTACAGCTGCTGCCCCTCCAACAATGGTTATCCCTCCGCAGATAGAGAGGAAAATCTGTATAAATTCCGATATGCTCATTAGCTACTCCTTTTCCCAGTAGTATACCGGGACTTCATTTCCACTATCCCATGTATCGAAATATTTGCCCTCTTGTACTGTCACCACATGACCATCTATGCAGAGAATGTATGTGCCTGTCGGATGGTCTGTACAAAAGTCATTGACTGTATAGATATATCGCTCTGACTGTTCAATCAGTTTACGTCTGTATCCATGTTTATAGATGTACGCTCCCCAGACGTAATTAGCTGATGGCATATCTGACAGAGTGCACGCCTGCACCATCAGTCCGGTGAACACCGTTTCCCAGTCGAACCCGGTTGCCTTGCATATTGCCCGGACAGCACAATCTCCGACTCGATTACCGGCAGGATTTGGATTATAATATTCCCATCTATCCATCAATCAATCCCCTTTGCTGTTTTATATCGTTTCGCCGCTCCTCTGGCTTTAGCGGCGTTCTGACGGTTCCACTTTGCAATCATAAGGCGGTCTTGCAGTTCCCTCAGGTCGTTCTGCTTGCAGTAATCTTTATATGCAGCATTTTGTTTTTGCAAAAGATAAGACTTCCGGTCAAGGTCTTGCTGGAGTGCGAATTTCGCCTTTTCATTTGGTGCATTGTCAACTCCTGCTTGCAGTCCAAGGACTTCCCTCTTTGTCTTTCGGATTCTTCGCTCATAAGTACGTTGCCGCTGTTCCTTTTCGTACTGTTTACCTTTGTCGGCTTTGTCCTGTGCTGATAGTTCTGCATAAGGATTAAATTCTCCGTCACTGGATCCAAAGCTATGCCGACAGTTGACCCCTGACAGTCCACTTGCCGTTCCATATCCGGTCAATGAGAACGGTGGAAATTTCTTACTCTTGCCAGAACGAGAGTATATCTTTCCTTGCCACCATGAGTGATTTCCCGGATTCTCGCCGCCGTCACCTGTTCTGGCTCCTATGTGTGCACTGACCAGAATTAAGTCCCAGTCCATTTCTTCCATACGCTTTAGGGATATATCCCCTGTAGCCTGTGCCACGCCAGTTCTGACAGAACGTGCTACTGCGGTTTCAACCGTGTCTTTTCTGCCGGATGGATATGTGACAGTCACGCCATCTGATACAACGTTATTAACCGCCTCTTTGATGGCTTGCGTATACCCAACTGCTCCAGTCATTACATGATTATAGGCAAGGTCGCATTGTTCGATATAGAGCCTCTGAGCGGCACTTGCGGTTGTCCGTGTGAAGTTCTTCCACTCGCCCATGGTCGCAAGCATATTCCGCTCCATTAGTCTTATCATAGCCGGCGACTGTTCAAGCGGTACAGGGCTTAATCCTGCCGCCTTATATATCTTGTCATCATAGTTCATTGCGGTGATTCCAGCATCCTCAAACGCTTCAAGAAGTTCCTGCTGTTCACGTTTGGTATATCTGGATAATTCTGCTAGAATGTCCTCTAACAGTTCACCGGATTCTTGTAGCGTTCTGATTCGCCACGCGTCAGCATTGGTCAGAATATAATCCTCACCTCTGCCGATTCTTGTCATCATCCGCGACACGATCTCAGAGATGATATACTGATGCAGTTCTTCTGCAATCTGTTCACTGCCCTCTGTTATCCGGCGTAAATACTCTGGGCTTAACATAACTACTCATCTCCAAATAATTTCGGTTCGTCTGGCTGGGCTTCTTTGACCATTGCCACCGCCTCGTCTTTCGTCATTCCCTCAAATTTCACGAAATACAGCCATGCCGGAACTTTGCCAGTGGTCACATACTGCCACCATCGTGCACGGTCGTTTTCACGCACATACAGGATATCGCCGAAATCATAATTGACCTCGTATGCTCCGACTGGTGCAAGTCCGTACAAGTCAGCGTAAACGTTCAATGCGTAGATTACTTCATCCAGACAGGATTCCAGTTTGTCCCTTACATCCTTGATAAACTGCACTGTCCTCTGTTGTTCCGCTTCTACGCCTGTAGCTGTCTGAATGCCGCTAGATTCGTTGAAAACAAAATACCCATTAGAGAATCCAATCTTGTATCCTAACTGGCTCAAAAGGGCATTTATACCGCTTATACGGGTATCTGTGTTGAGTTGCGGATTGATTTCTTGATAGAATTCTTTCTCATCCTGCCCGAATACATTCTTAACAAAGTGCGGTAAGTTCATCTCATTGCGTCTGTTCTCCATACCCTGTGATGACATGGCTGATACAGGCATACCACTTGGCATCAGAAGTCTATCATCTGCCAGAACAATCTTCTGAGAATCAAAAATCTCTCCGGCGTTTCGGCTGTATGCAATGTCGAGGTCTTTCAGTTCTTCGATAGCTTCTGCAAATATCGGTAAGCCCAATGGCGTACTGATGTCCACATTATTTGCCTGCGGTGTCCGCAGTACTCCGTACAGAGGCCCGTCCAGCTTTTCACCATTCGCTTTGAGAATCGGTGGTGTATCTGCCATGAGGTCAGCCCACTTGGTCTGTTTAAGGTCAATCTTATCTCCGATACTCTGAGGAGATTTTGACACATAAGCTCTGTTTGAAACATAATACGGATAGGTCGTTACGCCATCCACAGTAGCCTCAACAAATCTATGATATTCAAGCCGTGTATAGTATTTCCGTCCAATAGTGTAAGAATCCTTAAATATAATTCCTTTGATTTCTTGATTGTCATAATCCACAATCATCACATCTGCCGGAGTAAATACGTCAATGCTTTCACCATTTGGCTTAATAAATACTGTTCCGTAGGCGCAGCCATATTCTACCCAGTGCCGAATCTGGAAATATACTTTATCAATCTGTTCCTGAAGCCATGTAGCCCTTGCAGAACCATCAATCTGAATGCCGATCGCCAGTGTTGCGAGCCGGGCTGTCTCTGAACAGACAGATTTCGCAAAATTGATCGTCTTGATATTGTTCTTATCATCTAACCATTCTGGTACGCCTCTATAAATGTTCGCACACCGGTTAATCAGCGATTCCATTTCCGGGAATTCTGCTGCCTGGATATTGAAATCCTCTTCGGCTTGTTTTTTGAATATCATGTTAAACCACCTTTTTAGTGTTGTTATAAGTCCCATTTAATCTACCTTTTAAAATCCATCCATCTTACAGAAGTATCTCGCACAATAATGTCTTCATATTCTACAACTTTTAAGATTTCGTTAATGTCAGATGATCCATATATTTTTAAACCGATGCTTAAGAATTTATTTATTTTATCTGAAAAGTACCTATCTAACATTTTATGCACTGTTCCCCCTTCTCATCGACAATGGGCTGGTTGCGTATCTGAGAGAATCTATCCAGTGATCGTTACCATCTGGATAATCTGCGATAACTTCTCCATTGCTATCTACTTCATGTTCATAATTAATAATTTCCTTGTATGCTCTAGGCGTTCGTGCCGGATCAATAACCAGTGTTCGGCACTGTAACCACTCAAAAGTATATTTGCGGCTTCCCGGTGTAACAATGGCCCTACGTGCTGGAAGTCCTGCATCTCGGAAGTCAATAATACTTTCTTCTTCATCAACTCCGCAAGATATCGAATAATCGTCATAGCCCTTTGCTTTTATTTGGCTTGCCATCTCTGAATTTCTGATTTTGCACCCTCCAAGCTCATCTAAAAGAAATACTTTTTCCTGGTTAGGAACATAAGCTACACGTAGAAATGCTTTAGGATCTGGATACCACCCCCAGTCCTGCCCCTGGTAGATACTTTGAAAGCTCTGAATCTCTTCATCTGTAATTTCTCGAATTTCTAACAGTTCGAAAATATTTGTTCCAAGTCCAACAGGAAGACCAAGATATTCATGGTCGTAAGCTCTCTGATTTGTTTTCTTCAGATGCTCTGCATCATCAATAAATTGTTGGCCAAGCCATTCAACAGGAACTGATCTGTAGTCACTCTTATGCCTGTAGCTGTCGTCTCGTGGCTCTTCTACATACACATTCGCCCAGTTGCTCCGGCTGATTGGCGGATTGAATGTCTTAAATACAACAAACTTACTGCCACCTCGAAGAACTGACTGCTGCACTGTACGAATTTCTTCAATGCCAGAAAATTCGTCAAGTTCCTCGAACCAGAGATACTTGAAATATCCCTTGCTTGCTTTAATAGATTTAGTCTTTTTCGCCTTGTCCAGACCTCTGAATAGAATCTTCTGACCGGTAGGCTTGTAGGTGTATTGCATAGGGCTTAAACTGCTATCCCACAGATCGTTTACTCCCAGTGCATCAATTCCCCATGCTATCTGTTCATACACAGATTCTCGGAGTGTATTTCCGACTTTACGGAAAATAACAGCATTCGAGAACACATCATTCTCTGCGTCCTGCATCATCAGGAAAGGAATCATAACACCCACAAAAGATGATTTAGTGGATCCACGCCCACCATACAAATCATAATATGTGTGTTTTCCGTCTAAAATGTCCCAGAACACATTGTAAAAGGCAGGAGCTATAATTTCATTCAGATTAATCGGATTCTCGTTCATTCTGTTTCTCCGGCCTTGGAATATTATTTACAATCGTAATCTTTCCATCTCCAGAATCATCATTTTTCTTGTCAGCATCCCATCCCTTAAAATTATTTCTCAAGCTGAACTGAGCACCATTTGAACCGTCACGATCAAATAGCCTTTCCTCTGCGTACTGTTCCACTCTGGCTTTCGCGCGCGTAATCGTGTCATTAAACTCTGGTTTTGCTTGATAATTCAAAAGTGCCTGTCTGCTTGCAAATCCAAGTGCCAATGCCAATCCTGTAATCGTTGGAGGATGAACGTCTACAAAAACTGGTGAACCAAATTTATTAAATACTTGTTTACCTTTACTATCAGTCAAAGGATATCCTTTACAATCTTCAAAATATTTTTCAATTTTTTCTTCAATTTCACCCACCGTTTTATACATGGGTGGTTTCCCCATTGGTATTCCCATGTTCTCACCTCCAACTGGCTATAAAATCCCATAGTAACACTTCTGAGTATATTCTATCACAGGCCAGTGGAAAAGTTGTGGTACATGTTTGAGGAATTTTGCGTTAAAAAAGAGCCGGTAAATACCGACTCTCTGATTTTATTCATTACTTTGTAATTTTCTGATTACCTCGCCCTGGTCTCCCGGGCATCCCATGAAGCATTCCGGGCAATGTTCGTAAAATGTGCATCTAATGCAGTCATGTGGGCTGATTGAGCTGCAATATTGATGTAGTACTGTAAATGCTGATATGGCGAGCTGCGGGGTTATTTCTGGCGTAAGTTTGTTATTCATTTCTTCATCTCCTCCAACTTCTTCTCAGCTTCTTCACGAGTGAGGAAAATAGATTTTCCTATAGAATTCTTCATAATTGAAGTAAACTTAATTTCTTTTACATAATATTTCTTCTTTTCATACTCGCATTGAACATATTCTTCACATTTCCATTTTTGAGTAGCTTCACAATGTTCATAATCATAAATACAATCAAGAAATGATCCTACTACATACACATTAGTTCCTGTCGCAACTGGCAATCTCACAAGCAAGCCCTGTTCTTCTAAGTCTTCATAAGTGGCAAGCTTTTCAATCGCAGGATATAAATATTCTCCGCTTAATACTTTAACAAGAGGTGTTTTATTCTTAGATTCAAATACTTTTATCCCTGAAATTCCATTCTTTTCATCATTTGGAACATATCTTTCTGTTAATCTCTCCATCTACTTCACCTCTTTTATTTCTTGATATATGATTGCCAAATTAAAATCACTTCTGATGAATCTTAGCGTCAGTTTATGATTTACAGCATTCCCGAGCTGATCGTAAATCCAGTACATATCTTCTTGGTCAAAGTTTGTACCCAAATATCTGTTAAGATTTGATATCAGCTGGCCTCTCCATTCACAGTTCCTTTTACACGAACTGTATGGTTCTCCTTTTGCCATTGACCTCGAACACCATTCGAGCAGCTTACAGATGATATCTTCTTTATCAATACAATTCTTTGCCGTAAAATATACATTTCCTTTTTTGGAAAGGATTATTTCCCCGCATCTGTTTATGTAGCTTTCAGGGAAGCATTCCATGAGATTAAAAATTTCGTCAGTCATCTACTTCACCTCTTCCATCCAGTCCTGAAATTCTTTCATGCAACCAGGGCACAAATCTATAACACCATGCGAATAATATTTTCTCTGGGCATCTAAATTTAATATCATGATCCCATTAGGATTCTTTCTATCATTTTTGGAATTGTACTGTTCATACAATTTTCCACATCTGTCACATTTCTTTGCACATGCCATTAATCCATTCCTCCTGTAATCTCATCAATGCACTGGTTCCAGCCCTCCACAAAGCTAGCATCAGACGTATTAGCTGGATAGTCTCCATTGTCTTTCTCTGGCAAGTCCATAAGCGGACACCAATTAGGTTTAACTTGACAATATCCATATTCACAATCAATTTTCTTCATGAGGCTTGCGTCTTTATCGTCATCTGAGATTGAACAACATGCTTCAACACCTTCATCTAATTCATAACAGAATTGACAATCTAAGCATTTTTCTGGTGTATCAATCACTAATACTGATTTACTCATTCAACTCCACCACCTCTCACGATATCAACTGCTTCATTCAGACATTGAGCTGTGTACCAATCATCACCCGATTCTGAAACTTTATCTTCGATTAACGTTTCCAACTGTTGAACAACTTCATCTACATCAAAAACTGTTGGTTGTCTATTAATACAGTCAATAAACTCTTTTTGGTCGGAACTAATACTATTTCCAATTTCCCAGATTTTAATATATTCAATTAAATCTTCTGCATCAATTAATCTACTCATTTTTCACTCCTTCTCTCAATTGCTTTTGCAAGGTCAGAAATGCAATCACCAATATAGAAAATTGCTATCATTGCAACATTGATGTCTGATATTTTTGCACCTAAAATCCAACAAACAAACATAATTGCCAACCATACAAGGCACATTTTTTATTCCCCCTCCCACACTCCCAACAACCTCATCCTTTCATACAGTACAGCGACGGTCTTGCGCCTGTATCCATAAAAGTCTTTCGGATTCATCGGGATATATCTTTCTCTGCTGATTTTCCTGTAACTTTTCCGGTGTAAGATATTCTCGACAACCATATCCGCTATCACCGTATTTTTCGGGCAAGCTGACAAGGCGGCACCGGAAAGCAGGTATCCGTACTCTGCCGGAAAGTCTTTCAGCATCGTGTTCAGTTTTTCAATGTCCTCTGCCGGAATACCGTAATCTTTCAGCTTTTTGTTCCTTGTCAGCATACCGTTGCTCCTTTCTAATCGTTTGGGTGGTGCTTATCGTACATGATCGCTACACATACAAGACCAGTTACTCCGAATATGGTTCCAAGGGTGAATCCTAATAAGAATGTAATCATACTTCCACGCCTCCATCCTCTGGCATCTGGTAATCAATATGTCCATTTGCATAGGCTTCCTGAATCATATCCAATACTTTCATGGCTTTTTCTTTGGTGGAATATCTTCCGACCATGAGTGAGCCTGTGCCATCTTCGACATAGATATCCTCACTATCCTTTTCAGGAAATGCTGATACCGTGCAAATATTATCGAAATTTACAATCATTCTTTTATCCTGACTTCTGATTAACATTTTGCGTCCTCCTTGTTTCGTGTGACTGGTAATCCTAATTCTTTTTGCTTCTCTGCAATTCTTAGCGGAATGTATAATTTATGGTATTCTCTTCTGCAAATATCACAGTTTCCATAGCTATGCCCCCAACACCAATTACAAAATTTATTGAACTGTTCTTTCAATGCTTCTGAAGATGATGTATTTGCGTATCCTTCCCATATTACTTCCGACATAAAGCTCATTTTCATTCTCGCTTTCTCATATAATTCAGAATATTTTTCCCATGTTTCTGGCAGTTTAATACAATCTGGCTCATAAGGTTGTGGATATACAGTATATCCGCACTTCGTACATTTGATTTGTGGTGGAAAGTCCCTACTCCATTCCATATTCCCACCACATTTTCTGCAACGAATGTATCTCTCTACTTTCTTTGGTTTCGTTTTGAAAAATGAAGTGTAATTATTATTTTTCATTTCCATCCTCCTTATCACTTACTCTTCGATTCCACTGCTCTACGGCTTCTTTCTCTGTTTCTCTCCAACGTTCAACCATTCCATCACATTCTGTACAAGCTACAAGATATTCTTTTCTTGAATCGTTATATTCATTAATCAGCATTTCTGCCTTTCCTCCGCAAAACGGACACGGTTTTAATGGTTTTAATTTATCCATTTTCCATCCTCACTTTCCCCATGTAAGCAACTGACACGCTATTGTGCAGTTGGTACATGATTTTATACTCCCATCTTCTTAACCAGATTCTTATTCATCTCGTCAAATCTTACATCTGTGTTCTCCTCAATATCCTGCATCATGCTCAGGACGCTCATTTCGCCCTCATTTGCCATTTTGATGTACTCATTGGAAGTTTGTACGACTGTGAGCAAACGTTTCGTAGAAAAGCCATATAAGCGTCTCAGAGCCATCATCGTAGTAACGACATTAATCGTATCAGCCCAATCTTCTCCATCATTGAATCCATTCTCATAAGCTTCTTTCTCCATGCTTTTGATCTGGCTATGGCAGTTAACCATTGCTCGTCCAAACGCCTGAGCTGCCTGGTTAGACTGAGCTAGAGGAAACCTCTGCTTTCGTGGCTTTGCTTTAAGTTTACTGCTCACGCTTCACACACCTCCTAATTTGCCCTGTAACGGCTTCAAACTGCTTAAGTAATGAGCCATCATCATTCCGGTTCAAAGTCCGATCATAAGCCGGAGAGACGTCCCACAAGTCATTTACGAGGACACCGCGCGCCACGCTGTTGAGTAGTGCGCTTCGATGCGCTCCTGTGATGCTTATGATCTCGTCAAGGGTGAACTCTCCAACATATTCAGTGCCTTTGAACAGCTCATACAGTTTCATGTTTCTTCCTCCTTGTCACTAATTCATATCCTGTCAACCGGAACGCTCTCGGTGTCTTCGGGTGATCTGTTTCGATTAGCCCATCTGTCCGCAGCATGTCCATGTGGCGAAGCACTGTGGCATTTGACACACCGACACCGTCGGCAATCTCTTTGTAAGACGGCGCGTACCGATGTTCTTTGATATACCGGCAGATGTACAGATATATGTCTTTGTGAATCTGCTGACCTTCTTTATACTTCTGTTTGTACATTTTTTCTCAACTCCTTTTGTTTGGAATTAATAAATCTAAAAAACGCTAAAACAAATTCTCTTGCCAATGGATCTGGGTATATTTCCATTAATTCCACACAGCGGTCATAAGCTGCTTTTGAATATTCATCTGTGAGTTCAACCAGATAAAACTCTTTTATTAATTCCCATAATTTAGGCATAAACATTGCCATCATTGGAATATCTTCTTTCTTTACACTTGCCATTTCTTCTCCCTTGGATGTGTAACGTGTAACATAAGTATTTAATTTTTCCTATAATTACCTTTTTATATAATTATTAAAATATACTTTATAGTAAAATATTAGTTACATTAGTTACACTAAGTAAAAAATCCAGTATTTATAAGGGTTTGAGGGTGTTTCCAGAGTGTAACTAAGTGTAACTAGCCGTAACTAAAATCATTCAAATGGTATCTCACACTCACACATTTTTTCAAATTCACTTAATTTTCTGACTTTTTGGTAGCATATCTGCGGACCATACTTTCCACATCTCACCCGTTTCCCACCATTTTCCCTCTCCCAGCCGTCAATGCAGTTCTGCATGATGGAGTGAATTTCGTTGGACTCGAACCTTGTGGGCTTGCGGCCCTCGTTACCCAGCGCCTGTTCATATAACATTGCGACACAAACACGTGGCTCCGCTGTATGATCTAACCATTCTTGAATAATTCCGACTCTTACATCCTCTTCCATGAATTCTTCCTGCTTGTCCTCTATGTATTGCTGCAAATTCTTCGGAAGAATTAACTTAGGCGTTCTATCAGCCTTTTCGAAAAGCTCCATGGCCTCTCCCCAGGCATTTGTAAAGTCGGACGCTACGGCTTGTGGATCATCGAACATGGATTTCAGAACATGTTCTTTCCTCGTGACTATCGGAAGAAATCGTCTGTTGCCTGTTCTATCGGTCAGAAAACGGTCATTGTTGGTTGTTCCGGCAAATACGCACACCCTTGGCCTCTGCTCTGTTCTGCGCCCATATGGAGGCCTATACGTGTCTACTGTGGACGTTAGAAATGCTTTGATGCTCTCGACTTCTTTTGCTTTTTTAGTAGCCAGCAACTCTGCCAGTTCCACCATCCACATGCCACGCAGCTTTTCCGGGGCTTTGTCACCCTCGACTGTGTTGAAGTTGTCGTTATACCATGCGTTATTGAGCGATAAGAGCCTCAGGAATGTAGATTTTCCAATTCCCTGTGAGCCGTATAATACTGGCATGTAGTCAAACTTACATCCCGGATGAAACGCCCTGCTGATCGCACCTAACATAAACAGTTTCATACACTCCCTGGAATACTCTGTATCCTCTACTCCCAGATATTCTGGAAGCAATTTGCTGATATATCCCGTTTTTTTATTCCACTTATTCTTATGAATGTCAGTAAGCATATCAACAACAGGATTGAATCTGTTTCTGTTTGCCACGATATTAAGTGCTTCCATGATCTTCTCCAGACTCTTTAGCCCGTATTTTGATTCAATGTATGACTTCAAATTACTGTCATCGCTGTTGCTCCATTCCCTATACATGTTTACATGCTCCCACGGGAGGCTTCCACAAACAAAGGGCGCGTATGATAACTCGTTATATTTAATATGTCCATACAAATCAGGGTCGTACTCAATGGCTTCACACATGTTCTTAATGCTCTGGACCATCGTTCCTTTTACTGTAAAATCAAACTCCGGCTCCCTCCATCCTTGCGTTGCAACCCCTTCTGAGTCAATGTGGATGGGCTTTCCTTTGTCATACCTAGTCGCACTTGATACAATGACTTTAACTTCCTGTTCAGTTAATGGAGGTGAGCAGGAGCTTTCATTCTCAGCCATGGTAGCGGCAAACACTGATTGATCTGATGCTCCCTTCGCCTGCATCATACACGCAAAACGAAAAAGCATTTGATTTCTTTGCCCTGCTGCCACAATATTCGGCATAGTAAAAACTGTGCCCTGTTTCTGATCGTCATGATTTAAGAAGTATTCTACATTGTTGTCAGCCTTTGCGATTTCAAATTCATCCGGTGAATATTCCCACTCGTACCGATTTCCGTTCTTATGTATTGATGGGGGAGCTACTACATACCCGCCATTTCCACGAATATCTACACCGTCAATAATTCCGGCTCGGTTCTTTATTCTGCCATTTCCGCGATAGTACAAATGATATCCACCGCGCCCTGTGATAGCCGTCCATGTTTCTGGAAAATCTCCATGTTCGCGCTGCCAGTCTTCAAGTGAATGGTATCCATCTATTCCGCGATCTTCATCAATGTCCAAATCAATCACAAATACATTCTGGCTAACCGAACCAGTTGCAAGACCTATGTTTGCGTTTGGGTATTTCTGCCACCAGGCTTTTATCTGAGCCGCGTCCGTAGTTGCGTCTTTGCATCCATTCCTGGTAAGCGGAACTTTATCACGGTATTTTAATGGGAAGACAGCAAATCCTTTTTTGGCATATTCGATAGCCGCATCATACATACTTGGATATTCATTCATTGCAAACTCCTATGAGCTGATTTAATGTCCCTGGATTGTTTAAAAGATTAATGAAATCTACTACCGTCTTTTCTCGAATGGAATATATCTTATTATTTGCATCGTGAGCAACGATTGTTCCAGAAGTATAAAAGCTCTGAATTATGCCGTTTTTATCACGTACATTAAATTGCTTTCCATTATTGAATACTTCTGTACTGAATCCTGCATCTATTAATTTTACATAAACATACAAGCTTTTATCCATCAAACTCACCCCTTTCAAGTCTTTCTTTTAAATCCCTGTATAAAATTTCTTTTATCAGTCTTCCAGACGTTTCTTCCTTGCAAAAAACCACATTCATGTTGTATCGGACCATCCACGCAACACTAGAAGCCAGGAACGCATTGGAGTTGAATTTACTTCGATATTTACTGTTTAGAAGGTTTTCCCAACTTGAATTTTCACAAATGAGATAAATCCTACACTTCTGGTCTAATGCCCGTTCAAACTCTCTTTTGAATCTCTCGCGTCCTCTGGTAAAACATGCAGCTAATTCATCTAAATTCATTTTTCGCTCTACTACGCAGAATGGCTTAATGGTTTTACATGTATCGAAAAGTGAACTGCCATCTGGTAATGTTGCATTATAGGTGTAATCGCCATAGTCCAATGTTGCTCGACTATATGGAGCGGAAAAGGATTTATACCGCTTCTCCGCTCGTTCGGTCGTTTGTTCCCTGGAATCAACAAGAATCTGGAAAGACTTTAAGACTTCTTTTTGATCGAAAATATCCATTAGTTAAATGGCAGCTCCTCATCTGTACCGTCTGGAACACTCATGAAATCATCTGAATTAGCGCGTGAAGAATTATTGCTACTTAAGATTTTGTCTTTTGGAAGTTTGTAATCACCGGAGCGGATTTTATCGGCTTTGCAGAAGGCTGCCAGATTGGTAGCTCTTCCAATACTTCCGTCATTCTTCTCATATTCTCTTTCGTTGAAAAGGCCACCGGCAATTTTACCTTTGAATTTCTGCTCGTCCCAGTCAAAGCGATATCCTGGATTGGATTCTTCAAGAGCTTCTGTAAATGTTTTGAAACGTCTCTTTGTCCAGTTATCTTTTTCTGATCCGTCATCATTTGGAATGTTCAGAAGATAATTGCAGTGCCATTTTTTATCCTCACTCTGCTGAGCTTTATATTCTTTTGCATAGAAGCCCGCATATTCGCCTTCTGCGATATCGCAGCTGATTTTTACATACTGGCCCACGCTGTTGCTGCAAAGCTCAGCTCCAAGAATTTTCACCACATAGCCACCTTTTGGAAGCACTTCATAATCTCCATAAGCCTGTGTTTTTTCATAATCTCCAAATCTTTTAATTGCCATGTTTTTTATCTCCTTTTAAAATATTTGTTATAGTCATAGCACATAGAAATAGCTTCTTCTTTATTCGCACATTTCCTGTACTCACGAATTGCTTTGTCATGGTATAATTGATGAATATAATAAGATTCGCATCTTATCCGATAGGCGTACCGGCCTATTAAAAATACATACCAGTTTTGTTCTCTCATCAAAACTCCTTCATAACTTCAATAACCTTTGTGATATCATTCGGAATGTACTCTTCTTCAAATGCTCCCAGTGGCGTTCTTGCAGTGTCGTTATGAGAAGTGGTTGAAAAACAATAGGTGTTCTCCTGTTTCATTGATCTGAGCAACCAGTTGAATTTACTGTCGATATTGTTTTTTTCAGTTTTTCTTCCGTTGGTCTTAATCCTGGTAAACTCATAGCCCGCGTCAGTCATTTCTGTTTGCGTGTGGAACAGCAGGATTACTGTCAGATCATCTCTGAGCTTTGACGGGATATCCACTAAGTCCCAGATGCTCGAGGCGAGGTCCATCCACTTGTCATAGCCTTTCTCTTTACATCTCCTCATTTCGTCCGATACCATTAAATTATTTACGGTATCAACAACGAAATAATGGATATGCGGCGCTTTTTCTGCAATGTTTAAAAGATATTTGACTATAGTCTGCGGAAAACTGGTCTTTACGTAATTGTTCTTATCAGTGGAATATTGATCTCTCCAGCCTTTCCAATTCAGGCCCTTTCCATCGCAATCACAGTAATAAGTTTCCTCTGGATTAAGATTGCGAAGAGATGTGCTTTTACCACTTCCAGGTTCGCCCATGATTCCAATTAAGTTTGCCATAGCTTACGCCTCCACTTTGTCGTATACGATATGTTTGCTGCCTTCGATAATCAGAATGCTCGCGATCTGACGCATTGATAATGTACTTTCGTTGTAGATTTCTGTCAGTGCATTATAAGCTTCTCCTGTTACTTTTACTGCTGCGTCTTTTTCGGCTGTTGCCTGCTTCTTCCTTGCCGGAATATGGATTTCAAATTCACTCATTAGCGTCCTCCTCTTCTGATAAAGTGAATAACGCATCTAAGCGTTCGCCCATATTCATTTCTGAGCCAAAATAAACTAAATCATTGTATTTCTCTTCATTTTCCAATGTTATCTTCATGCCAATTATTTCTATTATTGTTTTGCTGATTTTGGGGCTGATATCACATATTACTGGCACTTCCTCAAAATCTTCATCTTCTCTACAATTTTCAGGACAAATTGAAAGCTCGATTTTTATTCCATTGTAAACATTACTAACTGTAAAATTCTTTCTTGAAGATAATTCATTATAGGCTTTCATAGCTGAATCTTCTGCTTCTAAAAGCATTCTGACAATCTTTCTCTTATCCATTGATATTTTCCTCCTTATATACTTTCTGAGCCGTTAAAAGCCCGTTCAGAGCTTGCACGTAGCTTGCCAATGTTCTTGCCTTGTACGAACTCTCGATGTAGTTATCAGCTACAAGGGAAAGCTGCTCGTCTATCAGAGCAAGGATTTCATCAATTCTCTCCTGCATCTTTTCTCACCTCACTAAAGAAACAGTAAACATTGTCAGAGCCATCTCCCCGCGCCGGGTTCTGCTCGCCGTTCGGAAAGATTCCGCCAGCGCAATGATACTCAAGATGATTCAGATACATGTCCGGGTTCTCCCAGTCAAGAATGTACTGCTTCCGTCTGCTCAGCTCCTCCAGAAGTTCGTTCACTGTCGCTGTCAGCTCCATTGTCGGCAGGAGCTTCAGCTCTGTCTGATTCAGCATTTAACGGGCACCCCCCATCTATCAGAAGTTCCAGCAAGAAAGCTTTGATTTTATTGAGACTTTCACGACTTTCTTTTTCGTAAAACGGATCAAAAGATACACTCTGATACAAATCCCATTTAAATTTTCCTTCGGGAAGACTGACATCTTCCTTCCTTTTAAGTCCACATACACTCATGCCATAAATCGAATAATTGAACGAGGCGTTTGCTGTCGGAACTTCATTTGCAACTCTTTTACAGAGTTCGTAAATTTCGTCAATTTCTTTCTCAAACATCTTCATTCTCCTTTCTCTCTGGTGTATCAATATCCCAGAGAATTCCGTACACGATTGCCGCTGTCATTGCCGCCGCAAAAAGCTGCCTGCCCGGTCCATCCCACTGCCAAAATGGAAGGAACGTGGAAAAGCTCCCGATCAGTGCGGCACAGATGATGTTTTTCAGATTATTCACTGATACCTCCTATGATCCACGCAAGGTTGCTGGCTACCAGTGCAGCGGCTGTCACAATCCATGCAGTGAACCATCTTTTTGACTTTTTCTTACTTTCTTCGACAATTTCAGTCGCAAGTGCTACTTCGATATCAGCCCATGTTGGCTGGCTTCCACTTTTAATTTCACTCATATCGTGCTAATTTCTCCTTATTTGTCTTTACAATTAGCAGATAGAGGCTTATAATTAACCTGTATCTACTAAATCGTGCTTAGTAGATGCAAGCTCCGGGGTGGAGGTTTCGGCTCCCTCCGGGGCACCTACTCGATTTCCCCGACATACTCCATGTCGGATGTGTAAATTTTCTTTCCGTCAACATACAATTCCTGACCGGATTCCAATGCGAACTCCATGCAGATTTCCGTATACGATGTTGCCGGAACGTCTTTCGTCAGATCAAGCTTTCTCATCCAGAGCTGCCTTTCCTTTCCAGACATACCCAAATTCTTCCCAGAGTTTCCGTGGTGAAATTACATATTCTGTTCGGACGTTCGATTTTGTCTGAGAGGTAATGATCTTGTTACCCCGGTAAGCTGTTCCGATCGGCAGCCAGCCATAGACGATACCAGCCCTGACTGATGATTCCGGGATTCCGAGAATCTTGCTAACGGATTTAACCGTTAATCGCTCATTTGAGAACTCCGGCATCTGTGGGATTCCCGAGATGACTCTTGCAATCTTCTCGGCAAAATCGTGAACTTCTGCGTTCTGCTGGATGAAGTTATCAACTTCGCTCATGTTTTCCTCCTTGTTAATTCATGTTATACTCTCCTATGAAAGGAGGTGTTAAAAATGACTTATGATGAATTTATGTCGGCCATTAACTCTGATGTTGAAAGGATTCTGACTGAAAACTCTGCTAATATTGCTCAGAGCCTACTACAAGGTCTGTCAGAAAGTGAACCTTGTGTATCAAAAGAGCAATTTCAAATCATCAGAAATGCCGTAAACACATCTATTCAGTTTTCCGTTCAAATAATGTTCGATTATCTAGATTCGCTCGGAATGCTGGAATACGAACACCTGACTGAGCATCACGAGCCGCCTGTTTTAAAAGTGATTCAGGGCGGACGTTCGGACGCTGAGAAGAAATAATTTGTTGCTGGTCTTGAAGTTGCGATTCAAGGCTGGCAGCTCTTCTTTCCAATGAACGAATCCTTTTTTCAAGTGATCTACTCATATATTTACTCCTTTCTTGTGGTATACTCCCTATAGATGGGAGGTGATATTGTGTATCTCAATAAAGAACAATTTAATTTCTTGAAATATCTTTCAGGCAAAGAAAAAATTGAATATTCTTCTCTTTCGGAAAATGAAATCAAAATCTCCAGTTTTCTTGAAGAAGAAAAATTGATTTCCGTTGATAGAGAATCTTTTCCTAGAATCAATCAAGACGGTCAGGTCAGATATGTGAAAGGGAAAACTCTCTCTATTACGATTTCCGAACAGGGAAAATCTTATATTGCTGAAAGAAAGCATGAATTTAAAAAGTTGTTATTGAAAGATGTGGCTATTCCGATTATTGTTTCGATTCTTACCACCCTAGCACTAAACGGATTAAAACTGTTGCCACACTTGCTACAATTGCTGGAATCACATATTCCATAATCGGATGGCGTTTCATGTTTTTTACTCCTTTCGCTCTGGAATCTTCGGTTCAAGAAACTTGTCAGTTTTATCGGGATTCTTGTATTTTGCAATTGTTTCGCCGACCCCAAGGAAATACCCCTTGTCAAATTCCGACATATTAGGAACTGCCTTGGTTATTGATTCAAGAATCTTTTTTTCTTTTTCAGACATGCACTCACTCCTTTCTTGTGATATACTCTCCTGTAAAGGAGGTGCTCATTTGATAACAAGATATCAATATAAAATATTGAAAAAAGCTTTAAGAAATTGTGGATTTACTCCTGGTAATCAGCGTGAAGCAGATGCTTGCAGATACCTTTTCGGTAAAAAGTGCTTTATGCGTTCAAGGTCGCAAGATCACGCATATGAAATCACGCAAGCGGGTGAAGTCGCCATGAAAGCATATTTTCAAGATATATCCAGATTTTGGATAACAACTGTTCTGTCAGTCATTGCGCTGATTACCAGTCTTTTCTCAATTTTTATACAATCAGAGCCACTATTGCAATTATTAGAGAAACTATTGCAATAGCTCCCAATACATGTGTATCGGTAGATAATGAATCTACATAATGTGAATACATCTGCAAAGTTTCTTTCACTGTAAATTCAACGTCTACCTGTTCACATGGTTCTTTTTCAAAGATACAGTCCATATCTACTGTCCCGCCAAACGGAATAGGCTCATCTGGAGGAACAATCCTTCTTTCTGGCATCTTTAAATCACCTTTTTCACCTGTTAGAACTGCTTTCTTGATTTTGTTTGTCTGGTCTTGTAAATCCCAGATACGATTCCACAGGTCAGAAATTGTTTTGTCGATTTCTTTTTTCTTGCGCTTCACTGTTTTCACCTCCTTGTTTTTGTTGATGAACAAATAATAGCACTTACATTCTTGTTTGTCAACATGTTTTATCAAATTATTTTCAATTTTTCTTGTTGACCAACAAGCGTAATAATGGTATACTTCATATTAAGAAAGGAGGAACAATGTTGGAAACGATAGGAGAAAGAATCCGATCTATCAGAGAAGAACATCACATGTCCCGAAGAAAATTCGGAGAGGTTCTCGGCACTAGCGAAAACGCTATTGTCAATATAGAATATGATAGATTGAAACGTCCTGACCAGAAAGAACCTATATATAAGCTGATTTGCAAAGAATTTGGAATTAATATGGAATGGCTTATGTACGGGACTGGCGATAAAGAATGTGATGATTTAAGAGATGCTCAAATTTCCGAGTTTGTTGGAAGAACTTTTGAAAACGAATCTGAAACGTTCAAAAAAAGGTTTATTGCCATGCTTTCATCATTAGATGAATCTGATTGGGAAACACTTGAAAAAATTGCAAATTTGCTTCAAAACAAAAAAGAGCAGGAATAACACCTGCTCTCTTTTTATAAGATACCACGAACAAAATGATAAATTATCTTTAATTTTCTGGAGTCCATCTTTTCTAAAAGTTTAATTATTTTTTCTTTATAGTCCATAAATAACCCTCCCTGTCGCAACTACCGCCTACACCATAGTATATGTCCGATCTGTGGGAAATAGAACCGAACATTAGTTCGTTTTTTGCTATTATACCACTAATGTTTGCCCTTGGCAACTGCCAGATATACACCGATATGTTTATGATTGCATAGAAATTATTCGTAACATCAAAGATATAGTCTTTTCTGTTTAGTGGCAGGGCGAATAAAAACGGCGGCATGGTCTGTTTTATTTCATGGGCGCTATTCTTATGTAGGGTAGAAGATCTGTACGCATTTTGGACAGAATACACTTCTGACTCTTCACGGATATAATCGTCTACACACATTGGTAAATAAACAATGTAATTAAGCAAAAGCACAGCTCCTATTATAATTAGTATATTTTTGATTATTTTCATTTCATAAATCACCTCAAAACGTCTATTTACAACTAAATTTAACGATGCTATAATAAAAATAACATATTTAAACACTTTTTTTTGCAAATGGCGAAAACAATGTTTACAAGGGAATGATTTACATGAAAATTGCGATTTGTGACGATGATAATTTACGGATTGAGATTTTCAAAAATAGCATTGACCGATATCTAAAAGAGCATGGTGATGGTGGATATACATTAGCCACTTACACCAGCGGAAAGCCTTTGATCGACGATGTTTCAGATGGTGAATGGTATGACATAATAATTCTTGATGTCTCCATTAACGGAGAAAATGGCATAGAGATTGCCAAAAGATTAAGAAAAATCGGATACTATGGAAATATCACTTTTTGGACAGAACGCAAAGAATATGTATTTGATGCACTTGATGTGCTGCCGGTTCATTACATCATTAAAGGCTCTGAGCATGGAAGAATGTATTCAGTTGTTAAGCAGACGCTTGAAAATATCCGTGAAAAAACGCTTACCATCAAGAACAAGGACTACTTTCACAGAGCTGAATTCCGGCATATTGAATACATCGAAAGCCAGAACAAATACATAATGGTCCATTGCACGTGCGGAATATCGCACAAGGAACGAGGAAAGCTCAATGATATCGAAAAGAGTCTTGACGGAAGATTTTTGCGCTGCCACCAGAGCTATATAGTTAATATGGACGAGGTAAGCGAAGTAAGCTATTTTTTTACGATGGTATCTGGCGCGATCGTCCCGATCAGGCAAAGAGAACTTGCGAAAATAAGAGAAAAATATGAAAACTACGTCATTGGAGGGAAATAAAACATGAGCGAAGAGAAAACAAAGAAATGCAAATATTGTAAAACAGAGATTCCGGCAGATGCTAAAGTCTGCCCGCAGTGCCGGAAAAAATTAAAAGGCGGAAAGCTCAAATGGGTTGTACTGATAATCCTTGTTGGAGCTATCATCGGAGCTGTAGCGGGTGAAAGTGATTCAGAATCAGATAAAAGCGCAGCAACCGCTACTTCTTCAGAAAAGAAAGAAACTACTACTAAACAAAAAGAAGAAGCTGCGCCAATCGAGTACACTACTGTTTCTGTTAATGATATGATGTCCGATCTTGATAGTAACGCCATGGGTGCATCTGACAAATACAAAGGCAAATATCTTGAGATCACTGGAAATCTCAGCAACATTGATGCCTCTGGAAAATACATCAGCCTCACAGCTGACGGCGATTTTGAAATCATCGGCGTACAGTGTAATATTAAAAACGACGAGCAAAAATCAAAGGTAGCATCTCTTGCCAAAGGCGATAAAGTAACATTAAAAGGAAAATGCACAGATGTTGGAGAAGTCCTTGGATATTCTTTTGACATTGACGAGATTGAGTAAACCAGACTAGCTCCTGCTTAACGGCAGGGGCTGTTTTTATACAAGGAGGAAAATTATGGCAAAAAGAAAGAAGTACCCCAAATTGCCAAACAGTTTCGGCTCTATCCGCTATCTCGGCAAGGGTCGAAGAAACTGCTACGCAGTACACCCACCGGCAACGATTGACGGCGTAACAGGAAAAGTGATCCGTCCACCTGCGATCTGCTACGTTGACGACTATCTGAAAGGGTTCGCCGTTCTGACAGCTTACAAAGCCGGGACGTACAAGCCAGGTATGGAAAAAGAGCTTGAGATTTCCCCTACAACGGACACAGACGCCCTTATAAGCCGTATTCTATCAGACTACAATACATTTAAGGGCACTGAGGAAAAGCACCCGGAAACGCACAAATTGACGTTCTCAGAGGTATACGAAAAGTTCATGGCATGGAAGTTCCCGGAAGACACTGATCTGTCGAAGTCTTCAAGAAACGTATACCATTGCGGGTACCTCAACAGTAAGCCCCTGTATGATCGTACATTTGAAGATTTGAAGGCACCGGATTTACAGAAGGTTATTGACGACTGCCCGCTCAAAAAGCAGAGCTTGAACACGATCCTGATGCTTTTTAAGCAGATGTATAAATTCGCAATCTACTCAGAGATAGTCACGGAAAACAAGGCACTGTATGTTTCTGTCAAAACAAAAGATGACGTTGAGCACGGAACCCCGTTTTCCGATCTGGAGCTTCAGACACTCTGGCAGAACACCGGCGATCCGGAAGTGCAGCTCATTCTAATCATGTGTTACTCTGGATGGAGAATTGGCGAGGTCCTGAAGCTTACGACTAATCTTGAAGAAAGATATTTCCAGGGTGGCATCAAGACCGCAGCCGGAAAAGACAGGATCGTTCCAATCCATCCGGCCATATATGAGTTTGCAAAGAACAAGGTCCTGACGCAAAACGGTAAACTCTGCATCTATTCCCAGACTCAGCACCGAAATGCTCTGTTCTACCCTACGCTGGAACGACTGGGGATAGTCGGCGATCCGAAGCACACGCCGCATGATTGTCGACACACCTTTTCCGCCCTATGCGAAAAATATGGCGTCCGGGAGAACGATCGGAAGAGGATGTTGGGACATTCGTTTGGAAACGATGTCACGAACGCTGTGTACGGTCACAGAACCCTGGAAGAACTCCGGGCAGAGATTGAAAAGATAAAAGTTCCATTTGTGACTAACTGTGACTAACCGTTCCTATTTTTATCTTCTTTAAACTGTCTTAATTACTCTAACAAAAGTCTGTAAAGTCTTGATTTTACTGGCTTTTCCGCGTTTTACAAGGGATTCCGTAAAGACATTTTCTTTAATCTAATTTTAATGAAAATTTTCAAGAATCCTTTGTTTATGCGGGTTTTCAGACTTTATTTGTGACTAATTTGTGACTAACCGTGTAAATCTATATCTGTTCATAACATCGTAATTTGACGTAAAAAAAGAGAGTCGGGTTTTTAGGCCCAACTCTTTTTCTGACTGTCCGCTCGTGCCGCTGCTAACAGTCCCCAAATTGGGACATGCAGCTCTTCCGTTCATGCACGGTGGAATCAGTCTGCACTCTTCACTTGTGCGTAGCCACACAGGAAACTTTACATCATAAGTTCAATCCTTGCGCGACTGTTGATAGTATACCTTGTTCTGAAGGAAAAATCAATCAGAACGTTATTTCGTATTTGCTTTCATATGCTCAATCACTCTCTTCCAGGTATCAATGCCGCAAGTTCCATTTGCCTTTACGCCAACATTTTTCTGGAAAACTTTGAGGGAATCATATGTGTCATTCCCAAATTGTCCGTCAGCTTCTACACCCAACATTGCCTGAAGCATTGCCACTGCTGTACCGGAACTGCCCTTTCTCAGAATCGGAAGTCTTGTCTGGAAGGTACCGGTGAGCGTGGTTGAAGGCGTACTTACTTTTGCGCCGGTGGTAACAGCAATAGCCACGTGGTGGTTATCATTCAGAAGGATATCTCCTGCCTTTAGATAGTCACCGGACGTCAGGTACTTGCTATCCGTCAGTACTTTCGCACCGGCAGTTTTCATTGCGGCTCTCATGTTTCGTGTTGTCAGATAGATGCTGACCGCTTTGAGTTTTGCGTTATTTAAGCGATACCCAGCCCCCTTGACAATAGCAGCTGTACTTGCGCTGCAATCAGATTCACAAGCTACCGTGATCTGCGCCGGATCGTAGTTACTTGTCTTTAAGTGCTGCCAGAACGAATACCGGTCATTACTGTTTCCGGCAGTGCCCTGATCGTACCCGATGAGATTGTTCTGCGCCGCTTTTGTCGCCATATCTGCGATCATGGCTGCGATTTTTGCGTCATTGAATCTCAGGACACAGAGCCACGGTCTACTGTACCAGTTCATGATCCGATATTCTGTACCAGTCTGATCTCCTGCTTTCCCACCTGCATACCTTCCGTTTTCGTCATGTCCGCAGTTACTGATTTTTACCATTGCTGTTTCTCCTTTCTGTGTCGTTCCTCTATAGTCCTTGTAAAACACATCCATGTCAACGTTGCCGCTGATTCCAGATACTTTTCCATGTTCTGAATACTGCCAGCCAATTCCTGCTTTTGGTTTTACCCTTGTTTGTATTGTTCCGTTATCGGGATCTGGGTAATGAGCAATCCAGCACTCATACTTTCTGAGTGCGTCAGTCAGAACGCCGTTGTACCAGTCCGTGTTGCAGTAGATGCCGACCTTATAACCGGCCTTTTTCATTCTGGTCAGGAATGCAACTGCAATGTTCTCAATCGCCTGCTTGCCGAGTTTTCGCTGATTAGACCATTCAAGGTCGTAGAACACTGGGAAGTCCAGTCCTCGCCCGTTCAGTGCAGCAATCACATCTTCCGCTTCGTCAATCGCCTGTGCTGGTGTTAGAGCGTAACTGTACTTATATCCGCCGATAAGGATTCCGTTGCTCTTACATCCCTTGTAGTTGTACTCGAATGAGCTGTCAACGCCTGTTTTCTGATGTACTCTTAATATTGCGAATTTAATGCCGGATTTAGCTACTTTCGCCCAGTCCGGTTTTCCTTGATTGGATGATACGTCAATACCTTTAATTTCCATTTTATCAACTCCTCATGAAACATATTTGTGGTGGCTGTAGCGTACAGATTCCTGCGCTACTTTTGCATAAATCATAGTCGTGTCAAGTTTTTCATGTCCGAGCATCTTCTGTAAGTCGGTGACGTTCATTCCCCGTTCGAGCGCCATGCTCGCTGTCGTGTGCCTTATCAGATGCGGGTATAAGTGTCTGCCGATGCCGGAACGTTCGCCAATCTGCCGGACTATCTGCTCAATTTGCGTCTTTGTAATGCCCCGATATGGCTGACGGATGGTGGATATCACGCTGTCGGAATTGCCTTTCCGACTGAGCCAGTATTTCTTCAGCGCAACTTCGGCTCTGGCGTTGATATACGATATCCGGTGTTTACTGCCTTTTCCGAACAGGTGGACTTCCTTGGTCCGAAAGTCAATGTCGGCTTTCTTCAGAATCACCATTTCCGAAACACGGCATCCGGTGCTGTAGAACAGTTCCACAAGGGCTTTTTCCCGATAATCCTTGCAAGCATCCCGAACTAATTCCAGTTCGATATCAGACAACGGCTCACGTGGTTTGGTTTCAAATTTGATTGGATTTATTCGGCTACAAACATTTTTGGTCAGATACTCTTCCTTTACACACCAGTCCAGAAACGTGTGAATGATAAGGCGTTTCCCGTCAATCGTCCGGTTGGTGTTGCCTTTTGCCGACAGCCCGAACAGGTACACACGGATATCGTTTGTGGTTATCTGGTTCAGCGGTTTATTGACCGTCTGAAAGAAGTCGTCAAGGTTGCACTTGTACGTCCTCAATGACTGTGGGGACATGCCCTCAATCTTTTTGGACACCAGATAGACCTTGTAGCACTCCGGTATGCAGTCTTGATATGGCACGATTTCCGTGATTTTCTTCTCAATATCGAAGTTTGCCGAGAACATCTCCAACTCCATCAGCACGGTTTTCATCTGCTCCGGTGTCAGCTTTCCGTCCAGTTTGGTCATAAATTCAGTCGCAAAATTTTCCATGAAAAAAGCCCTCCTTTTGGGTACACAAAGGGAAGGCACTGTGATATAATATACCTGTACCCTTTGTGGTGCTAATTGGAAGTCGAGTCTGTCTTTGGTCGGATTGCTCGGCTTCCTTTTTGTTATAATGTTTTGCTCGTATTATAACACTTAGCACATCACCGTGGTAGCTTTTTTATGAAATTTTCAAAGTTTCTTAATCAATAAAATGGGAAGACTAAGAATCAGCATTGTACTTTTTCCAGTTTCCCCATATTTTGTACCAACATGTTCGCGCTTTTATATAGCTACTGTCTTTTGGTATTAAAAATTGTGTAAGCAATCCCCAATCATTATTAAAAATTTTAAAGCATAGTAAAACGGCCTCGTCCTCTCCGTCAACGGGATACTTACCAACAACACGGTACGCACCTGGTTCCGCACTATCGGCATTGGTTCTCAATTCAGCTTTCGGCAAAAATGCATTACTATTTTATATGAATGCAAAATCAATCTTTTGCATAAATACACATTACCTTTACACTAACCTCAGAATCCACCATGGGAGCATATACGCTCACTATAGAAAAGTGGGCATTAATTACCGCAGTATTGGAACCATCTCCTGTGATTGAACTAAGAATGTAATGTCTTGTGTATCCTGTTTTTGCCGGAAACTCAAATTTCTTTTCGACAGCAGACCCTTTTGTAACTTTGATTCCGCTTATAGTCTGTTCTGTCACAAAAAACCGGTTACTATTTAATTCATTAATCGCCCCAGTACCGTCTGGTTGTTCGTCTGCAAGTTGCTGATAACCGCATTGGTCAGTTTCCCAACAATCCAGTTCCAGATTCCGCTGAACGGCGAAAGCTTGTTCGCCTTTGATGTTGCGTCGTAAATCATCAGTGTGTCATTGTCCGCTGGTGTTGCTTTCTGTGAATACTCGTTAAATTTACCCATTCTGTAATCTCCTTTCTAATTCCTTGATACGTTTTTCTTGCTCGTCAACCTTTGCACTAAGTTCCTGTATGGCTTTAATGGCATAGTTGAGAAGATACGGACTGTTAATCTGCTTAATGTCCATCTCGCCGTTTTCGTCATATCCGCCGCCCAGAGCCAAGTTCGGGTCGATTTCCTCCAGCTCGTCTGCCACGAAACCGATGTTTTGATGCCATCCACCCATCCACTCTTTCCAGTCGAACTGACGGACTTTCATGCGATTGACCGTTTCGAGAGCGTCTGTTTCACTGCTTTCGATGTTTTCTTTTAGGCGGATGTCGGAAACTTGTGAGGTTGTATATAAATAGTCTGTGCTAAAGCCAGATCCACCCCATTTAGCACGGATTCCTAAACGTCTGTATGTTGCCGCATCTCCATGTTTACTACCCGTTCCTGAAAAAAGATAGGCCACTTGCGAATCATCTGCGCTTACGGACGCTATCGGTTGTCTTTTGACTTTGCCGGATGTTTTTGCTTGATTTTCCAAGTCGTAAAACATAAGGGTTCCATTGACAGTTGAGTTTCCGCCTACGCTCAAGCTTTTGCCAATAGTTGCACTTCCATCTGTCGAAAAATTTGCTCCAAGTTCGCATCCGTCCGTAAAAAGTGAGTTTGTATTTATTCGGACTTTGTTGTTCAGATAGCGAACAATATAGCCTTCCCATTTTTTGCTCGTATCACCTTCCATCCAAAGTTCAGGCACGTTATTTTGGACTTTCTGTGCGTACAGCCCGTATTTTCCAAGCATCAGCGCATTGTAGTTGTCTGCATCTGTGTAGTCCGTATACAATCGCAATCCGGCAGTATTAAGAGATACCATCGGGTTTCCGGTGTTCTTGTTAAGTACGACATATCCGGTATATCCTAATCTCGATATCTGATTTCCGTCAGCATCGTAAATCTTCAACTGACCATTTCCGTTATTCGTGCCGCCAAGACTGATAACGCCACCTTTCATGGCATTGAAAGAAATATACAGCGTCGTGTTCCCGCTTTCGTCCTTTTCGTAGTACAGCCCCTTAAACTTCCCATCATCTGACAGGATATCAACTATCTGTTCCTGTGTCAGTGACGCCACATCAACCGCAACGGAAAAAGTCTGGTAGTCCGCAAGCTTTGTTTTCGACTGGTCAAAATACAATGAAACCTTGAGCATGTCATGAGCCTTGAGTGACAGGTTATTGACATTGATGCTCAACCGGTCAAGTGCCGCAGTCTGCGATACCGTGAGTGCCGACCATGTAGCGCCGTTGTCGGTGGATTTTTCAAGTTTCCACCAGCCTTTCTGTGGCTGTGCAACTTCGCCATTTCCATCACGGTAGAACGAATCTACAATGAGCGGCGCCGGTGTTATCTTCTTATCAGCCCCCATCAGTAGCACATCCGCATTACTCTGAAAGAAGTAAGTCCTTCCGGCAGTCCCCGGTTCACCTTTAATTTTTGTCCAACTGTATTTTGCTGGGTCGGTGCTATCGTCCGGCGTGTAATCGGTATACTGACCGATATACAGCTTATTGACGCTATCGTCCACGGAGAACCCTGTTCTACCATCAGCACTGTTGGCATATGCGATGTGGAAGTACGGCGTTTTTCCATTTACTCCCGGTGTTCCCGGCACGCCCTGTGCTCCGTTTGCCCCCTTAATCAGTGACCACGTATACTTTGTCGGGTCGGTGCTGTCGGCTTCCACGAAGTCCACGTACATACCGATATACTCACGGTTTCCGTCGGATACCGAAAAGTCTGTTTTGCCATCCGCACTGTTGGCATAGGCAAGGTGCGTGTACTGTGTCTTTCCGTCCTTACCGTCTTTTCCTGGGATGCCGTTTGCTCCATCCTTACCATCATATCCATCAACGCCACGGAACCGACTCCACGTGTAGTCTGCCGGATTGGTACTTTCTGTAGCCGTGTCTTTATTCGTTGCGATGCCGATATAGGTTGCCTGTGTCACCGTATATATCTGCTCTCCGGCACTATCCAGAATCGGACTGCCAGTGCTGTCTAACAGCGGCACATAATCCGGGTTGTCTGACATGTCAAGTCCATCCGGTCTTGTGGCGTATTTCATCCACGTATAAGACGACTTACCGTCCGCCCCTTTTGGGCCCTGTGCACCTTGGTCGCCCTCGAATTTCGCCCACGTGTACTTGCTCGGGTCGGTACTGTCAACGCCAGAAAAGTCCGTATAAGTTCCGATATACTTGTTTGGTGTCTTGCTCATCTGTGCCGCTGTCGGGTTCTGTACCGGTGCATACTGGATATGCAGATATGTTGTCTTTCCATCTGTTCCAATGCCCGGGATTCCTTGCGGTCCGGCGTACTGTTTCGCAAGCGAGAACTGTTTCGATACGACAAGGTTATTCAGATATGCCGCCTTGATGTTCACCCATCCGCTGTCTGCGGTCAGCCCGGTGACAGTGTACGTCTTATTTTCCTTATTCCAATTTCCCTGTATGTTCTGAGATGTCGTTATCGTGTACGTACAGTTGTCCGTGATATCCTGTGTGCCGTACATGACGGTCGCTGTTGTGGTGCATTCCGGAAACTCTGTATAGTTACCATCGCTGTCAACCGGGATTCCCTGATAGTCGTTATCAAGCTGCATGGTCATGTTTCTGGCCAGAGCTGCCATGTTCTCAACATCTTCAATCTTTTCATCAAGTGGCTTACCGCCGATCGTCACATAACTTCCGTCAAGGGTAACTGATCCAGTATCCATATCTGCTTCAAATATCGTATTCCCGCTTTTGTCTCTTACAATGAGCGTTCCTGCGTTGATATAATCAGCATTGATGCCTTCCGCATAGAGTAGCCTGGTTATTAATTCGCCAGTCACCGCAAAACCGTAAGGATACGTTTTTCCACCATCAATCGACACGGCAAACGCCTCCGCTGTCAGCTTCCAAATTATATTAGATTCTGCTATGGTCGGCTTGTTGTGCATATAGTATATGATACTACCATCCTGTTGTGGCTCCTGTGTCATATACAGACCGCTCGAAGAGCTGAGTGTTTCAGCTAATCTCCGTATAGCCTCTTCTCTTGCGGACGTTTCTTTTTGTACCATCCGGCGCGCTGCAACTATAGCTTTCGTGCTATTCCCGTAAAAGTCACTACTGCCTCTGATCGGATCATCGGCCTGTGTCTTAACTGTAGTCAGGCCGCCCACGTTACCTGATACATCTGTCAGAGGAGTAAGGTATTTGTTCCCTAACCGGTCGTAAGTATACATCATGTCGCCAAACTCGACGAGCGGGTCGTATACCAGATCGCCCTCAAGATTCCGGAATCGTGCCCCTACAATCTGTTCGCCGATAATATTCGCCACCGTCTGAAGCTGATCGGTGTCAATCAGCTCGTTCTCAAGTTCAAGGACGTACCCTTCCTCTCCGTATATGCCGGAATAATCAGTATCAGTATCGTCGCTTGACTGTCCGTTCGTTACCTTGATTCCGGTTATAACTATATCATCGCTGGAAAGTGTAGGTGGATTACCATAGTTCTTTAATTCCGGTATATTCGTCCTTTCAAAGTCCCATTTCACAAACTGTAGATTCCCGGAATAATCAATCCGGGCGTTCGCAGACTCAACCATAGCCGCATATCCAAACAGCTGGCGAAACGTCATACTGTCAGGAACGCTTCTTATTATTATAATATCGCCATGGTCCATGGTTAGATTCATGCCTATGCCGACAGTCTTACAAGCATCTCTGACAAGGTTAATGAGCGACTGCGGTAGTTTCAGTCCGCTAGTATATACCTTATTCGCCTTATACATATCATCCAACGCCGTAACATTGATGATATCCGAATACTGCTCCGGCGTAGTGACTGTATAGACTCCCTTGTCTATAGTTTCGATGATGTCTTTTGTAGCTGCCTGCGTTGCGATGATAGGATCGCCGGTACTGTCCAGAATCGGGTTATAACTTTCGTCCAGCAGCGTGCTTACAGATTCCGGTGCTGCATACGACGTCTGAAGCTTCAGATAAGCATGAACCTTAGCTCCGTAAAAGTTGTAGTTCTTCCACTGCTCCTGATCGTTATTGATGCTCAGTGTTAGTGTTTTGCAGACAGTAGCGCCGACCGGAAAGCTACTGCTCTCTGCACAGTCAGAAAACCCGTTGTCGCCGTTCATGATATCTTTGTTGATGGTCTTTTTTGTTCCGTCAGGAAAGGTGATGTCCACTACCATTCTGACCGGTTCGCCAGCTTCAAGCTTTTCTCTAAATGCGTTGCTTACGTTAATCACAGTGGATTCACCCCCGTCATGTTAAACTCTAATGTTGACATAATCTTTCTATCGTCCGACAGTTCCCCGATAGCTATGTTTTGTGTCTGGCCTACGTAGAACGGAGCATCTCTCCAAACTCCGTAATACGGCGAGAAATAATGTAGCGTAAATTTATATCCTTTTGCTACCATCTGCAAAATTTTGGTTGCTTCTTCCATTGGGAGATCACTACCCTTGTATGTGTATTGTTCCACAGTAAACATCGGCGTAAAGTAGCCTACACCGTATTGCGTCCTCTGACTGGATTCCGTGTAAGTCGTGGCAAAGGAGAACGCAAGGTCTTTATCCGGTTGCCAAATTACTATTCCATTGATTTTGTATTTTTCCATAACGTCCTCCTTTCTATGCCATTTCAAACGGGTTTTTGCCGCTTGTATCTCGTCTCATCTGTGCTTCTTTCATCATCTCGTCAAACAGCGTCCTGCGATTGATCTGAGCTGTAAACCGGTAGTTTCCACCACTGGTCTGTCGTCCTGCTGTTTCTTCCCGGACAATCTTTCTGAGCAGAGCTTCCGGTGTCTCGATATTGTTACCCTGTTTCTGATCACCCAGAACTGCAAGGAACTCACTTCGAGGTGGAATAACTGCACCTTTAGCCAGGTATGGAACCGTTGGAACTCGTGGGAACGTAGCTTTAAAACCGATAGTCTTTGAGCCGAATGGGGTCGGTACTTTCCATGGGCCGAAAGAGAACGCTGATTCAATCGCACTAACAACTCCATTCACTTTACTGATAGCCCCGTTTACAACACTTATGATGTTGTTCAGAACAGACCTGATAGCGTCTCCCATTCCGTTAAATACACCGACTACAGTGTTTTTAGCGGATGTGAATTTATCAACAATAGCATTCTTGATTCTTTCAACAAAACCACTAACGGTAGACCATATAGCATTCCATTTCTGATGCGCGCTGGCCTTTATGCTCCCCCAAATGGTCGTCATTTTGGTAGCTAAGCCTCTGAGCTTATTCCCAATATCCTCAACAAAACGTCTTGTTTTATTAGAAACCCAATCCCATACCTTTCCAGCCATTTCTTTAATTTTGTCCCAGTTTTTGTACAGTAATACACCAATCGCAATACATGCGCCGACTGCAAGGACAAAGACTCCGCCTGGTCCGATAGCTGTTGCAATAGCTTTGATACCACCCATGATGCCACCCGTACCAGTCATTAGTGTGATAAGCCCCTTTGCAGCCATAGCGATTCCAGACACGTTTTTAATGATTATCGATGCCAATCCTGCAATCTTCGCCGCCGCGAAAGCCCCAATCAGGGCCACACCGAACGCTTCAACGATCGACTGATGATCGGCGAGAAACGTAGCTACTTTTGCGACTAAATTAATCACTGTCGGAAGCCCTACTTCAATAACCCATTTCAACATCGGGAGAACAATATTTTTGTAAATCCATTCAAGAACATTCCCAACAGATTCCAAGATTGGTGCAAATGCACTTGTCAGATTACTGATAGATTCCAACAGCGGATAGAAGTCCAAATTTGCCGCCCATGTTGCCGTATCCTCTGCAATTTTATCAACAAACTGCATAACTACTACAAGAGCATCTGCAATGTTCTGAATAATCTGTGTCCCGACATTGTTCTTGTTCCATGCGTCAGCAAAGCCGGATGCAATGTTACCGATAGTCTTAAGCACATTCTGAGCAATCTTCAGCATGGTCGTAAGCATCGTCGTGCCTGTGCCATTTGTCCAGACTTCCACAAGGCTCCTGCCTACACTCTTAGCG